ATACAACTAAAAAGAAAAGAGATTATATTATTGAAAGATTTAAAAATGGTACTATTGGTTTTATTGTAAATGTAAGAATATTAGTAGAAGGATTTGATGCACCTATAACAAAATCAGTGTGTTTTTTACATTTACCGCGTTCAAGAACAACTTTAATACAAATTATTGGAAGAGCGTTGAGATTACATGATTTAAAAACTATTGCTAATGTAATATTACCTTTTTCTAGCAAAGAAGATGAAAAAAATATTTGTAATTTTTTGAAAGTAATGGCACAAAATGATAGTAGAATAAAAACATCATTTCAAAGTAAAAAATTAGGTGGTTATATTAATATTGAAAATACAGAGGAAGATAATGATGATGAAGATGATGAAGAAATGAATATAATAGAATTTAAGTATAATATGATTTATAATAGTTTGGGAGTTTTAGAAAATCGTGATGAAATATGGGAAATGAAGAAAAATTTATTGTTTGAATTTTGTAATATTAATAAAAGAATACCAAAACAAAAAGAAGAATACAAAAATTATAAAATTGGAAATTGGTTACAAAATCAAAAAAATAAAATAAATAATGATACTTATATAAAATTATCTGAAAATCAATATGTTAAAAATTCTTTAGATGATTATTTAAAACATAGAGAAGAAAATAAAGATAAAGAAAAATTAAATTGGGATGGATGGAAAGATTTATTATTTGTATTTTGTGATATTAATAAAAGAATACCAAAACAAAAAGAAGAATATAAAAATTATAATATTGGAATTTGGTTACAAACACAAAAAGGAAAAATAAATAATATAAATGATGATATTTATATAAATTTATCTGAAAATGAATATGTTAAAAATTGTTTAGATGATTATTTAAAATATAAAGATGAAAATAAAGATAAAGAAAAATTAGAATGGGATGAATGGAAAGATTTATTATTTGAATTTTGTAATATTAATAAAAGAGTACCAAAAAATAAAGAACAATATAAAAACAATAATATTGGAAATTGGTTACAACACCAAAAAAATAAAATAAATAATATAACTGATATTATTTATATAAAATTATCTGAAAATGAATATGTTAAAAAATCATTAGATGATTATTTAAAATATAAAGAAGAAAATAAAGATAAAGAAAAATTAGAATGGGATAAATGGAAAGATTTATTATTTGAATTTTGTAATATTAATAAAAGAATACCAAAAAATAAAGAACAATATAAAAACAATAATATTGGAAATTGGTTACAAGTCCAAAAAAAGAAAATAAATAATATAAATGATAATATTTATATAAAATTGTATGAAAATGAATATATTAAAAAATCATTAGATGATTATTTAATAAATAAAGAAGAAAATAAAGATAAAGAAAAATTAGAATGGGATAAATGGAAAGATTTATTGTTTGAATTTTGTAATATAAATAAAAAAATACCGCTAAAAAGGGAAAAATATAAAAATAATAAAATTGGTAGTTGGTTACAAAATCAAAAAAATAAAATAAATAATATAACTGATATTATTTATATAAAATTATCTGAAAATGAATACGTTAAAAAATCATTAGATGATTATTTAATAAATAAAGAAGAAAATAAAGATAAAGAAAAATTAGAATGGGATAAATGGAAAGATTTATTGTTTGAATTTTGTAATATTAAAAAAAGAGTACTAAAAAATAAAGAAGAATTTAAAAATAATAAAATTGGACAATGGTTACAATCACAAAAGAATAAAATAAATGATATAAATAATGATATTTATATAAAATTATCTAAAAATGAATATGTTAAAAAATCATTAGATGATTATTTAATAAATAAACAAGAAAATAAAGATAAAGAAAAATTAGAATGGGATGAATGGAAAGATTTATTATTTCAATTTTGTAATATTAGTAAAAGAGTACCAAAAAACAAAGAAGAATATAAAAAATATAAAATTAGTATTTGGTTTGCTAATCAAAAAATAAAAATAAATAATATAAATAATGAAAATTATATAAAATTATCTGAAAATGAATATGTTAGAAAATCATTAGATGAATATTTAAATAAAAAAATAATAATATTGTGATTAAATTATTTTATAAAAAAAGTAAATTTAAAATAAATTTAATATATATATTTATATAAAATGGATTTAATATTATGGTTTAGAGAATGTTCGTATAAAAATAAATGTATTACAGGTGGTAAATGCAGTTCATTGGGTGAATTATATTATCTCTCTAAGAAAATAGGTTTCAGTATAGCAGATGGTTTTTGTATTTCCGTCAATCTATATGATTTATTTCTAAAACAAAATAATTTAACTTCTATTATAGAAGATAAATTAAATAATATTAATGTTGAAAATATTGAAGAGTTAGAAGAAAAATCATTTGAATTAAGAAATTTAATATGCAGTGGAACATTTACAGATGAACAGATAAAATCTATTAAAGAAAATTATAATCAACTATGTTTATCATACAACAAAGAAAATCTTGAAGTAGCAGTTAGATCAAGTGCCATTTGTGAAGATCTTCCCTCAGCTTCATTTGCTGGTCAGATGGAAACTTATCTAAATGTAATTGGATATGAACAATTAATTAATAAAATTATTGAATGTTTTGCATCATTATTTACATCTAGAGCAATATCGTATAGAAAGCGAAATAATATTGAATATAAAGATGTTAAAATTTCAGTTGCTATCCAAAAAATGGTTCGTTCTGATATTGGAAATGCAGGCGTAGCCTTTTCAATAGATACAGAATCAGGATATAATAAAGCAGTTATTATAAATGCTTCATTTGGTCTAGGTGAAGCAGTTGTAAGTGGTTTAGTTACACCAGACGAATTTATTTTAGACAAAAGAGTTTTAGAACACATTGATTCTGGTAAAGATCCAATTTTAACAAAAAAATTAGGTAATAAAGACATTAAAATAATTTATGGAGAGCATGGAGGAACAGTTGAAATTGAAACAAATGATTATGAAAAGAAAAATTTTTGTATGTCAAATACACAAGCAATTGAATTAGGTAGAATTGTGATGGAACTTGAAAAAGAATATTCTTTAATGCTGGATAAAAAAAATGGTATTGATACAGAATTTGCTATTGATGAAATAGACAATAAAATTTATATCATACAAGCAAGACCCGAAACAGTTCATAGTAATAATACAAATCTTAATATAAAAAAATATGTATTAGATGAAAAAAGTAAAGTATTAACAAAAGGAATTGCAATTGGTGAAAAAATATCAACTGGAAAGATAAAAGTTTTAAATAGTATAAAAGAACATCATTTATTCAATGAAGGAGATATTCTAGTTACAAAATACACAACGCCTGATTGGGAACCAATTATGAAGATAGCTTCTGCATTAATCATTAACAAAGGTTCAAGAACATGTCATTCAGCAATCATATCAAGAGAATTTGGTTTAAATGCACTTGTTGGTTGTGAAAATGCAACAACCATATTTCAAAATAATCAAGAAGTAACAGTAAGTTGTGCAAACGGTGAAGAAGGAGTTGTTTACGAAGGAATTCTTAAATTTCATGTTGAAGAAATGAATATATCAGAAAATCTTAAACTTCCTATAAAATTAAAACTAAATGTAGGTAATCCGGAATCATCATTCAAAGATTCAATGATTCCAAATGATGGTGTAGGACTTGGTAGAATGGAATTTATTATTAATAATTATATTGGCATTCATCCAAATGCTTTAATTAATTATCCAAATATTGTTGATGAAGAAATTAAAAATAAAATTACTGAAATTATTGGAGAAAATAATGATGGAAAACAATATTTTATAGAAAGATTGGCAAGAGGAATTGCTAAAATAGCTAGTCCATTTTATCCAAAAGAAGTCATTATTAGATTATCTGATTTCAAGTCATCTGAATACAGAAATTTAATTGGTGGGTCTTTATATGAGCCATATGAAGAAAATCCTCATATAGGTCAACGTGGAGCATATAGATATTATTGCGATGATTTTAAAGAATCATTTGTTTTAGAATGTCAAGCAATTAAATATGCTATTGAAAATATGATGATGAATAATATTATTCTTATGATTCCTTTTTGTAGAACAACTGATGAATGTCAAAAAGTTATTAAAATTATGGAAAATAATGGATTAGTTCGTGGTGTTAATGGTTTAAAAATTTTTATTATGATGGAAGTAATTTCTAATGTTATTGAAGCAGAAGAATTTTCAGAATTCATTGATGGAATATCAGTAGGTTCTAATGATTTATTTTCAGGTGCTCTACAAATATGTAGAGAATCAGACAAACTGTGTAAAATAGCAAATCATACTAATCTTTCTTTCTGTAGATTAATAAAATCAGGAATTGAAACTTATAAAAAAAACGGAAAACAAACTGGATTTTGTGGTGAAATTGTTTCAAGTTCAATTGATTTCTGTAAATTTTTAGTAAATTGTGGTATAGATTCTATTTCTGTTACATCTGATGTTGCATTAAAAACATTATATTTATTGTCTAAAGAATATGAACATTAAATAAATGCTAATATTTCTCTAATGCAAAAAGGTAATGTTAAATATCTACTCGCAATATCTATTTCATCATGATTAATATTAGTCAAACAACTTTCATATAATCTTAATCCATTAGACTTACCAAAAAAACAGAATTCTCTCTGTATTTCTTCATCATTACGCAGTGGTTTTAAAATAATATCAAAGTTCTCAACTAATCCTGCTCTAATAGAATGAATTATTATTGATTTGTTTAATACGCAATTGCCAAACATGTATGGATATTTACCACTGTGTGATATTAATTTCACATTTGCACCATGTGAAATTAAGTAGTCTGAAATTCTATTATCAGACCCACAAAAAAATAATGGTGACAATCCATATTTATTGCATTGAATATTTAGTTTAGCATTATGCTTTATTAAAATTTTCAATAATGAAATATTACAATAACTAGATACATAATGGATTGCACATTCATTATTTGCAAATCTTTGATTTACATCCAAATTATATATTGATATACATAAATCTACATATTCAATATCTACAAGATTCAATTTGTACATAAATATTAGTGTTAATACAGTAATATTTATTTTACGATTTGTAATCAAGTATATAATATGTTTATCAACATTTTTTCTTCTAAATTTAATATGTTGATCAAGATAAATATCCACTAACAGACTACCATGTGTTGTTTGAATATCGAAATTTGCACCATTTCGAATCAATAAACGCATATTGTCATAACGTTTATTTTCAACTGCCAATTGTAATAAAGATTTTCCATCTTTATTTTTGGTATTCATATCGCAATCTATAACCTTGCAAATATAGGATAATGTATATGAGTTACCATATACAATAGCGGATTCTAGAATTGTATATGAATCTATATATGTATGTTCATAACCATATGTTTCTATCCATTCGAAGATCTGTTTTCGTCGTTCAGGATTTAGATATTTTTTGAGTAAATTAATTAACTCATCGTTTTCTGTATTCCTTGAAAGGAAACGTCGTGTTTTCATAGTCATACTACAGTACATACTTGTTTAACATAAGTGTAATGCTTTATAATTTTTGATAATCCAAGTGAGAAAATATAATCATCAATTTTTTTATATATTTTTATACTATAAATAAATTAATATTTCTCTTTCAATAAATGGATTAAATAAATATTGTAAAATATGATTGTTTGGATAACTTATATGTTGTAGCCATTCAAAAAAAAATAAAATATTATTTCTTTTTGAAAATAAAATTTCTCTCTGTATTTCTTCATCATTAAGAAGTTCTTGATGTATCATATCAAAATTCTCAACCAATCCTTCTCGGATTGAATGTAATAATATTGGTTTTGAAAAAATCAAACAACCATAATTGTAGGGTAAAAACCCAGTATTTGAATACAGTCCAAGATTAGCTTTATATAAAATTAATAATTTTGCTAAGTTATCATCATAACAATAAAAAATTGGAGTAAAGTCATATTTATTGCGTACATTTATATTAGCTCTATTTTGTAATAATAATTTTGCAAGATTAACATCATTCCATGAACATGCATAATGTAATGCACTATATGAAAGATAATTTATATCTATTCTATTTATTTCTAATTTAAATGTTGATATATACCATCTTAAATAAGATAATTTTAGTAAATTCAATTTATACATAAAAATTAGTGTAAATATTGTAATATTCATAGTATTTTGATATAGATAAAAAATAAGTTTTTCATCTATATGTCTATTTTTTTTCATATATACACTTTCAAAAAGATAATAATCAATAAATGTACATCCTTCACTTGTTAATATATTTATATTTATACCATATTTAATTAAAATATACATATTACAATAACGCCTATTTTGAACTGATAATTCTAATGATGTACACCCATTTTTATCTATAGTATTACTAATTTCTCTAAATATGCCTAAATTATATAAATATTTACATATATATTCTAGAGTATATGGATTTCCATAATATGATGCTTTCATAAGAATATTCCAATTATTTCTTCCACTTATTTTACAAGGATTATGTTGTAAATATTGTGATAATTCATATTTACGTTTTTCATTTAAATATTTACTCAATAATTTAAATGAAGTACTGTCAATAAAAGGAAATATAATCTCAATATCTTTTAAACTACTCATTTTTTTTATATAAATAATCATTTTTATAAAATGCTAATTAAGGAAAATACAAATCATTTTTTTTACAATGCTAATTAAGAAAAATACAAATCATTTTTATAAAATGCTAATTAAGAAAAATACAAATCATTTTTTTTACAATGCTAATTAAGAAAAATACAAATCATTTTTTTTACAATGAATTTATCAGAGGATTTAGTAAGGAAAATATATCTTCCTTGCTAAATCTATCTGATAATCCTTTATTAATTAAAATATGATCTATTGCTTTTTCATAGTGTTCAGAAGTATGTAAAATATTTGATTTTTTAACTAATTGTAAAGCATTATTTTTTGTTTCATTTAATGTTGCACCTAATAAAATAAATATAGTTTCATTCAAATTAAAATCAAATCCAAATTGAGTTGCAAGAGTATTATAATCTTGAACCAATATTGACAATGAAATAATTATTAAACTTATTATACTAAAAATAACTGTTATATCATCTGGTATTCCGGTATGAACCCATAAAGCATATGAATTATTAATTTCAGACAATATACTCTTAATAAGTATAAAATCAGTATTTATATTATCTTCTAAACTAATAGTTTGTAATTGCAATTTAGAAGCTACTTCAGGATCGACTTTGTTTAAATTAACAAAATCTACTAATGCTACTAAGGTTTGATAAACTGCATTTGAATAATTGTAAAATATAAAAACGTTTTCTTGTGACATTTATAATTTATATAAATATTTTTTTTTAAATTTCTTTAAAATTAATTTTTTACAGCGGTTCGGAATTCAAATGCCGATTTTTAAATATATATTTTGAGTTTTTTTCTTTTTGTAGATATTTTTTTGGGTTTTATTAGTTGTTTAATATCAAATGAATGTAAAAAATAATTATTATAATTATTTATTTTTATATTATTTATAGATTTTTCAATACTTCTTTTTATATCTTCAAATTCTAATGGTTTATCCAATTTTATATAATGTTTTAGTTGATTAAAATATTCTTCTATTGGATTAAGATAATGATGATATGGTAATATATTATTATTTTCAAAAAAATGTTCAAAATTTCATAAAAATGTTTATATTATTATTTTCATAAAAATATTGAAAATTTCATAAAATGTTTATGTTTTTATAAAATTATAATTTTTCTTATAATTTT